TGTAGTACGTTGTATTGCCGTTGCCAATAACTGCAAAAGACTGATAGCCGTACAGCGCCCCCGCGAGCGTAATAGTGCCTGTGCCCGTAGTGGCTGAAGTTTCCCGTACGCGATCTGCCAACACTAAAGCCATTCTGCCCTCTTACACGGTATCTATGTTGTTCCAACCCGGTGGCGTGTTTGTGTCAATCTCCGACCAATTAGGTGTCTGGGCTGAATTTATGTTTTGCCAATCAGCGTTCTCGCTGTCATCAATCAACTCCCACAACAGCCGACGGCCTAATGCGTCCGACAACACCAGCGATTCAGCAACTGTTACAACAAACGCCGCCGAACCGCCGTAAATCTCACTAAAACCAACCGAATCTGACAGCGCAACTGCAAAATCAGTTTGTGCCGCTAGCGAATCTAGATACGCAACAGCCTCGGATACATTAACTACAAAATCAACAACTCCAGCTACAGAGTCTAGTACTGCAACAGCCTCTGCAATACTCCCTACAAAGTTCGTCTGGGTATTAACTACATCCGTTGCCGTTACCGAATCCGCTACCGTACCAACAAAATCCACCTGCGAATTAACCGCGTCGCTGCCTGTTATCGTTTCAGATACAGACAGGTCGTATATAACCCCGTCACCAACATCGGCAAACGGGGCTGTCGCAAATGGAACAAACCCAAACATTACGCAGCATCAGCCGAGAACGTGTAAGTTACATTCAACGTGTCGCCACTAACCACACTACGGTCGCCCACTGTAAAGTTACCCACCGAGAACAACAGACCGGTTGTGCCAGACTTAGTATTATCTGTAGTCACAAACGCACCGGCAATAGTTGCAGTTGCATTCATCGTAAACACGACCGGGGTGGACGTTGAAATCACCGAAGGATCAGCCAGCGTCGCAGAACCAAACGCCATCGTCGGACGCGCTGATTGCGTGTAAGCAACATTCTCTGTCCAGCCCGCGTGGGAAGCCATTGTGTTTGCAGCAAGGTAGGTATTGCCAGCGCCGGGACCAGTAACCAAGCCCATATACCAAGTGGCTGTATACGTTATACCCTTAAAGAACTGCGTGTTGATGTACTGCAAACCTTCGTTCACAACGAGGTTAGGGAACTCTTCTTCCCACTTCAAGTTGCCATCAGCGTCACGGCACTCCACCGTGAATACGCCGCCAAACTTTGCCTGTTGATTAAGCATCGTAATACCTCAAGGAAAACGAATTAACGCCGTCGTAGCCGTATTTACTGGCATGGTGACGGTATTGTTGGTTGAAGTAAAAGTCTTATCTGAACCGAAGTCCAGCACCGCCACAGTCTTGTTGCTACGAGTCACGTTATAGATCAAAGCACCACGAGCCTCAAAGTTAGCACCGGGCCATGCCACATTATTAAAATCCACGTACACCGTGCCAGCATTAGGTCCCGTGGTATCCGTGGTAATGGTTACACCCGTTATAGTCACGCCGCCAGCCGTGTAGCCTGTACCTACCACTTCGTTTGCCGTTGTATACACAGTGGTCAACGGGCCAATATCAGCAAACGCTGTATATAGCGCCATCTTCAGCGTGTCAGTCGCCAAGTTCTGCCCGGCTTGGAGCATTTCTTGTTTGAAGCTGTTTGTCAGACCTTGCTGGATCATGGCGAAACCTTAATCTTCGCCTGACCGTCGCGGTACGCATCACCGCGCTCCAGACCTGTACCCAGACGATTGAGTTGACCCATAGCCTCTTGGTACTTCTTCTCGTACTGACCGATCATGTCGGCTTCACCCTTCAAGAAGGTATACGCCTCAACCAAAGTGCCATACAACAGCACCGGCGAGTAGCTGTCACCCAGCCATGTGCGTCCGTCACCGGCTACCGTGATTGACTCAGGATAGTAGTAATAGTGCAGCTCGACGTTGTACGCAGCGTCTGGTGTTGGGCCAAGGATAAAACTTAACTCGTCCGTGATGGTGCTAGATACAACAGTCGGGCCAAATAACGCGTAGTACTTGGGCAACCCTTCACTAGTCGGGTTTGGGTACGCCGCCCGGATGAAGTTCACATCTTTGTTCAGCAGGTACTCATAGTTGCCGCTACCGTCAATCACCGCCATCGAGAATACTGACAGGAAGTCAGTCGGGCAGGACAAGTACTTATTGCCGTCTGTAGTTGTGCCTGTTACGTTCTTGCGAAGTGCAGGAATCTGCACCGTGTTGTAAACGCGCTCTTCAGCTTGCGTGATAAAGAAATTAATCTGGTTCGTACCATCAGACGTGGTAACGCCAGTCCCTGCTACGTCCGTCCAAGTATTCGTCGGGAAGTCGTTTTGCAGGTAGTTCTTGACCGCAATGAAAAGCTCGTTGTACGTCATGATTAACCCATCGGGCCTCGTGCCATCACGCCTTTAGTCGCAGCACCGGTACCGCGAATCTTGATGCCGGTAGTCTTTGTCGGTTTGTAGTTGCCCTTGCTGACAACGCCACCCGCGATGTTCATCTCGTTGGTGTACTCAGTGCCGGTCTGATTCTTGACTTCGGCTTTGTGCGGAGATGGTTTGATCTTTTCCATTATCGGCCTCTTCCCGAAGACTTCTGGTTCATCGCACGAGCCATGTTACGGCCCATTTTCCGCATAGCTTCGCCAGTCACGCCGCCTTTAGCCATGCCCTTGTGCATGGATTTCACATGCTTATTGACTTCCGCCTTAGCTACTTTTTTCATGCTGTCCATATCTACTCCTACGAGATTGTTACACTGCCTATCTGTGCGGGGGACGTTAAAGCATTCGGTGTCAGCCCTGCATCGCTACCACTTGCTCCACCTACCGGAGCCCAACCCCACTGGAACACCCTACTACCGCCCGACGGATCGCCAAAGTCGGTATTCACCGTCAACTGCAACCCTGTATAACCAGCCTGCAAATAGCTGTTGTCCCGACGCGGTTCCCGCACTGCCTGTGGGTCTTGCACCGGATACATACCTAACTGCAACTGCGGCTGATCCGGTTCCCAACACGTAGGACATACCTTAATCGTAACCTGCTTGGTCTTGATCGTCAGCTTCTTTAATTCTTTTAACTTGTAGCGAAACCCGCAGCGATCACATTCCGCAATCGAGTTTTTACCACTGGCAAATCTATTTCCCATTAGAAAAACATCTCTCTCGGCACAAGCCGATCAGCTGCCTTCTCACGGTCTTCACCCGCCGCCAAGTCCCAAGCCTCGTCGTACATTGCTTTCAATGCTTGAACCCGCACTGGGTCAACTTCCGGTTTCTTTACCGCAATCATATACGCCAGCCCTGCCACCAAGCAGTTCTGAAAGCGAAACGGAATATCGATCACGTTCGTGCCGTCTCCAGCATCGTAAATACGCTTCAAGCGCCAGTAATAGAACACGTAGTACGGCTGCTGGGTTGTGCCCTGATCCGGCGCAGGCCACACATTAATCTGCGGATATTTCGGTACGGCTACGTTAGACCCGACTTGCTGCCCCGACTGACGGTTAATCCAGACCTGAATCGGACGCCCCTGTGCCAGCTTGTTTGGGATAGTCGAGTAGGTCGAGACCGAGATACGAGTGATGTTCAAATCCGTCTGATTAGGGCCCTGTCCGGAATCAGTGCGAATAACATGTTCAACCAGATCAACGGTATCAATAGGTAGATCATAGGTAGTCACTCCCTGCGCCAAGTTGATCGAACCCTGCTCAATAGTCCACAGGTTAATACCCCGGTTAGCCCACTCACCAATCAGAAAGTTTAGGCTACGCCGTGCGGTACGGAAGTCATAGCCCGTGCGCAACTCTAAGCCACAACGCTCAAACGCCTCTTCGAATATCTCGTTGAGGTCAGGATTAAAGCTAGTTGTGTTGGTTGTAAAGGCCATTACCTAAACCCCGCTGTTTTCTTTGCGATGCTCTTGGGTTGTGCTACGAACTGCTTTCCCGCTTTCTTCCCCGCCCGCTTTGCCTTGGTCGTTGCTGCGTACTCCGCTGGGCTTAACGCCTTGATCGCCTTTTCTGGCAGGTACCTTTCGCCAGTCTTTGAGGATGGCTTGCCACTCTTTGTGCGCCATTTTTGCTCCCCCCAGTTTTTAAGCGATTGTTGCGGGGCTTTCAATCTCGGTACCCTCCACCTGCGGCTTTATACTTCTTAGCCACCAACTGCGCTTTACGGGCTGACCACTGACCTGCACCCGTGCCATGAGTTGCTGCGGCTTTCACTTGGCTCACGATCTTCTTACGCAGACCGGGCTTGGTGTAGTTGCCAGCAGCATTAACCTTCCCACCTTCTTTGTACTGCGTAAAGTCGGTGTCATCCCGCCGCGCTTTCTTCTTCGCTTTGGGCATCTTGGAAGGGTTAATGTCACCCATACCACGCGAGGCCATCATCTCAGCACTTACCGCCGGACTTCATGCCCTTGTTACCAGCCATGACAACCATCTTGCCCTTAGTCTTGCCTTTGACAGCCAGACCATCACGGCTAGGAGCAGCAGTCTTAACTTTGCCCATCGCTGTTGCGCCACCACCGGCCATCTTCTTAGCTGGGGCTTTTTTCTTCATCATTGCCATAAAACCTGCGTTCATCTTCGATGCCATGTGAATCTCCTTGAATGGGTTAGTACATCTTGCCTCTGGTTTTACCACGCATAGCGATACCGTCAGCACGCTTGGATGCTGTCATGCCACCGCTCTTAAACATACTACCTTGCTCTTTCAAG